ACCATAATGCCTTTCACAAAAGCAACCAAGTTTTTATATAGTAGAACACTCTTCAATATGTTATTTTTAAATGAAATGGGACCGCTTGGGCGATGGAGTCAAGAACGATGTGCTATTAAAATTAATAAGAAAATAGATTTGGCAAATGAAGACAACTGTGGCCCGTGTGGTGAATATATATTAACTAAGTTAGAAAGTGTTAGTAAAAATGTAAAAAAGACAAACAGTCCGCATTTAATGGCTGAACACGAAGAAGACGAACTAATTAAAACCATTGATAGATTTTAGGCACTAGAGAGAAATAAGCTACTCTTTTATGTCATATAGTTCTTGGTTTGCCTGATTAAAATAGATTGTCCTATATTTTTTCATTGTAGCGTCTTTAATTCGTCTTGTTTTAAAATAATTGCTTGTTTTATTTTCTTTTAACAATTCTATTATAAAATAAAGCGCATACATACCACATTGGCCGTCATTATATTGATGAGTAAAACCTTCATTGTCATCTACTTTTAATATTATATTTTCGTGTTGTGCTTGTTGTTCTACTCTATTAATTAATACTTTTATTTGCTTTGGCATTTTTGTTCCATTACTATCAAAATAAAATATAAACTTTTTATCTAAATCAATAAATAGCGCAATCCAATGTTTTCCGGGCTTATCGTGTGTATCAGTATTAAAAATGATTCCTATTTTGGTTATCTTTTTTTGAATATATTCTTTTAAATTAAAATTACATAATTGTTCCCACACACATGTTGAAAATACTTCTTTAGTATCAAAGTCTATTGGACTAGGGCCAATAAACTTAAAATTGGGATGCGATTTTTCATATTGGTTCATTATTTTTGTTATATCAACACTAGAAAGCCATGTAGATGGATTTGTTATCCACGTTTTTGGTGAAAATGGTTTAAATATTTCTTTTATTAATAATTCGCTGTTGTTAATAGAAGACAACTTGCTTTTTTTAAGCCAACACAGTTCATCATAACACTCTTTGCTTAGCTTGTTTTTGAAAAATTGCCATATTTCTTTACTGTTATTTGTATTAATCTTTTCATCGCTATTGTTATTCCATAGCTCTTTAAATGTTTGTAAATTAGTGCGGGAATAGCAAGTATAATCTTTAAGTTCTGGGTCACTATTATTAGTTTGTGGAGCGCATTTTAATCTTTTAAATTTTTGTTCTTTATGTTTTCTTACACTTTTGATGCGCTTGCTTAAGTTACGTCGTGACCGCCTATTTTTTCTCCCTTTACTAAATGTAAATTTGTTATATAAATTATTTTTAAAAGTCATAGCACTATATAATAAGTATATAATAAGTCTATAAAAAGTTATTAATTAATTTATTCCCACTTTTGTGGGAGAATTTTCTTATATAGACTAGTATTTGACTTTTTAGTAACCATTAAATCTATATTGGTTAATTTTTTTGAACTTGAACTAGTAGATGACATTAATTTTAATGTTTCATTTACAATATTAAAGTCATTGCTATTTAATGTTTCTGCCTCTTGTTGTGTTGTTTTATAATTATTTGAATAGTCTTTAAGGTCTTCACATATTAAATTTTGAATTTTTGTTTCTTTAAAATGTACTATTAAATTTAATACATATAGCAAATAATATAGTTTGTGTTTTTCTTGACCTTCTTTATAGTCATTATTTTCTAACAATTCCTTTAAGTTACTATTGTTTGTAGCTAATATTTGTTCTTTAAAGCTATTTATATTTTCATCTAAATTATTATATATTGATTTTAGTAAATAATTGTTATTTAGTAAACTATCTATTTTATTTGGCTTAAAGAACCGTTGATGATTTGTTAAATACAATAAATCAATATTGTTTACGGACTCACTCTCTCTTTCTTTTTCTTTTTCTTTGCTAGGAACGCTATTAGGGACGCTACTAGGAACGCTACTAGGAACGCTACTAGGAACGCTACTAGGCGGTTGACTAATTTCTAAATCTAAAGTCATACTATTTTGCGCTTTTGATTTTAGTTTTTTTTTCTTAGCTTTTTTTTCTTCTTTAAGTTCTTTTGATTCTTTTGTTTCTTTAAGTTCGCTTGCTTCTTTATTCTCTCTTAAATTAGAAAACATTGTTGTATATTATAATTTTTATTTTAAATCTTTTAATTGAACTCGTGTTGAGTTATAAAATAATTCGTGTCCAATTGAATTTGATAAACTAGGATTAAAATCATTAAATCTTGTTTCTTGAAACAATAAACTAGCTTCTAAATTAACATTTTGTGGCAACTCTTCTATTTTAGTTTCATATAAATCACTTGTGCTGTCTGGAATATAACGCGACTGGTCTGCCTTTTGTAAGGCAAAAAATTGGTTGCGTAATGTTGACTCTTTATCTACATTTGAAGCAAATCCACAAAAATGGGGCTTTCGTGTGCCTGGAAAAAAGGTAGAACTTACATCAAACACATTATAATTCGCTATTGGTTCTACTGATTTTAGTTCGTTATTAATTGTAGGCATTAATGTATATTTAGTATTTACTGGTCTAAATGGAAAGTTCATTGTTAAATTGCTTGATGGAAAGTTTCTAGCAAATAATTCATTATTGATTGAATTGTTTTTATCATAATTATTAAATGTTATGTTATAAAAATTATTAGGGTCAATCATTATATATAATAAGAACTATAAAATTATTGTTAAATATTATTTATGTTTAATAATATTTAAAAAAAAATAGGAATAAGTTTAAACGACTTATAAGTTTTAACGACTTATAAGTTTTAACGCTTAGCAAAATTATAATTATTTAAATAATACTTTTTATGTGTTCTTTCGTGTGAATTAAATAGTAATTGCGCCCTATTTTCATTCATTTTATTACGCTTGTGTTCGTAATAACTTTTATTTAAATGCATCAGTTTTCTCTTTTCTAATGTTTTTAAATAATTTACATCAAACATGTGCTTCATAATATTGTTATTATTGTGCGTTAGCAGAGACAATAACATAAGAGCTGAACTAGCCATATTTTTCTATAACATAAAATAATAGTATGTATAACTAATTCAATTTTTTTTATATAAGTTAGTGTCTTGATTTAGCGTCTTGATTTATTGTCTTGATTGAACAATATAATAAAGATGGCTACTTGATTCTGGTATTGCCTCTTCTTGTAATCGCGTTAAACATGTTTCTAAACAATCTAATGTGTTTTGGCTAAAAGTATGAATTTTAGAATCCAAATGTCTAAAAAAATCATTACGAATATTTTTATGTTTTATCATTTTAGCTACTAAATTTTCATAACTAGTCCAATCATCGGCATTACAATAATTTACTAATGACTGTCTATTGTCACTTCCACCAGGATGTTTTGATTTGCTATAGCTTCTTCCTCGGGCGCGTCTTGTAATTATTCTTTTTTTTCTAAATGATTTGCGTTTTACCATATTTATATATATAAAGTATATTGTTATTTTAGCAATTTAAAATATTTTCTTATACTATAAAATGAATTTTCGCCATTTTACTAGAAAACTTTTAGGTCTTCATAAGAGTAATAAAATGTCATCTGAACGACCGCCTTCCTCACAAGTGCCTAACAAATCTATGTCTATACATAGGTCTAGGTATATGTCTAGGTCTAAGTCTATGTCTAGGTCTAAGACTATGTCTAAAACGCCTTTGAGGGCAGACGATAATAATTCTCATCTATGGCCGCGTTTTTATAATAGACTTGTAAGAAAACAAAATCCTAATATGAGTGATGAAGATGTAAAACACTATGCCGACTTGCGAGCAAGACAAAACGCAACTAGACGGTCACCTTCTTTACAAAATGTAGGGTTACATATGCCTATTAAAGCTGACATACCGTTAAGGGCAGAAGAAGGTAATTCTCCTCTATGGCGGCGAATTTATGAAAAAAAAGTAAGAAATGCACATCCTCATATGAATGAAGAAGATGTAAAACAACAAATTGACCAGCTAGTAAACATGCGGAGAGCAATTAGAGACAGAAAAAGAGGAACTAAACTCGGAGGAAAAAAAAGATCGCGTAGAAAATCGCGTAATCTATTATCTTTCTTAAATTAGTCATGCGTTTTATCGTTATTAAACCATATCATTTTTATAGAAGCAATATGTGTGCTAATAATATCATATGATACACTTAGCGCATATAAACTCATTAATTTATAATAGTCTTGATTTTGAATCCAATTTATTACTTCATAATATACATTATAGTTATGTGATATAATTGTAATGTATGGTATAAAATATTGAATGGTTCTAGAACCCACACTTTCAAGTTGAGTCCAATGAAGTTGTTTTCCAAACAACTCGTAATTATAATTGTCTAAAATATATTCGTCCATAGTTTCATAAGACTTAATGTCAAAATTATATAGATCTAAATATTTTATAATATTGGCTTCATTCATAACAATAGCTTTAATAGCATTATCCATAGCAGTAAGTGTTTCTTCTTTAAGCATATTATAGTGTAAGTTTGTGTTTGTTTGTTTATGTTTATGTTTATGTTTATGTTACGTATAAGTTATTCAATTTTATATTTATGTTATTTATGTTATTTATGTTATTTATGTTATTGATAATAAAAGCCATTATAATCCTGTTTTCTATGTTTTGTTAGTTCTTTGTTTATTTCAACAATACATTCACTTGT